CATTTTTGAAAGCCAGGGTCTTCGCACCAACCTTGAAATCCTGCCCTTCGTAACGCTGCAAAATCTGCTGGGTGGCTTCAAACGTCGCCTGAGTCGTGCCGTCACTCACCAACAGACTTGGTTCCAGGGTGCTCCCCGTCCCCTTGCTCGCAGCAAGATACGCCAAGGTGAGCTTGCTCACCATATCCGTGCCTGCCAGGGCAAAGGTTGACGCGATATTCCGCCAGAAGGTATCGACAGTGGAGTTGATCGTCTCAACAGTGCCAGTGCCCGCGTCGGTAATGAGGGTCTGGAAGCCCGTAAACCCAGTCGTGGTCGCACCAAAGAGCGATGCCTCAATCAAGTCGTCATGGGAGTCGAGCGCATTCGACAGAAGTGACTTGACAAAATCGATCTTCTGATTCTCCTCGGGGTTCTGGGCGTCGTCCGCATACGACCAAACCACCGGGGTCTGCAAAATCGCAGGGGTTGCCACCGCCTCACCGATCACCTCGGTCTTGCCCATTGCGATCGGGTCAAGATCCGCTGCAAGGAAAGAGGTTCCTGGGTTACGCCGGTAGTCGAGAGGAATCTCGATCTGTGGTCCCCCTGGGATTGTTTTGATAAATCCCTGCTTCTCAAACTCATCGTAGAGCGCGGTGCTCTTCCACTGGTTAGTGGGCTTGCGTCCAGCCGCTACAACCGCGTTAAACGAGCTAGAGACAATCTGTGAAATGCTGTTTGTAAGCATGTCTTCTATTACCTATCTTTGTGCGCGACTCACACCTCAAACAGTGCTGCCGCTAATAGGCTCGGTTGGTGTTTGGCGGGATTCTCGGACCAACCTGGGTTATGAAACGCCTTCCTTGTGCCTGTTCATATCAAGAACAGCCTTCGTCTTGAAAGAGTCCAAGTTACCTTGGTAACTCTTACGCGCAAGGTTGAGGTGTTGGTGATGTTCCACTATTGCTACCACCGAGCTATTAGGCAGCAATCCAAATGGAGGCAACAACGCCTCGGGCTTCATGCCCACCGAAAAAGCCTTTGACTGGTATTTGAAGTAAGCGTTTCGCATAATGGCGCGGTGACGCTCATAATTCATCCTACCCGTCATCTGCTGTTGTGACTTCTCGGCCTTGGGCTTCGGTGCCCGTGTCTGAGAGTAAATAAACAGCAGCAAATCATCCTTGGCTTTGAACCACTCACCTCTAATAAGGTAATGAGCCCATTGCCTATGAAACCGCTTCTCATAATCCCCTTCCAAAACTCCAATGAGTTTCAACTCACGAGTATGTCCGGTTTGAAGCTGCTTCAGCCTCTTCTCTGGATTCTTGCTCTTTCCGATTTTCACGGCCCGATTCCAAGCATCCAAGATGAAGTAGGTCTTCAACACAGAAAGTAATGGCACAAACCAACCCCCCTGTCAATGGCATACCCTTTGCTTAGGGTAAGATACAAGGGAATGACCAAAAAGTGGCGTGATAACATCGAAAACTTCAAAAAGAATGGGAGTAAGATCCCCCCACGCACCCGCCATGAGATCATCCGCCCCAAGTCGAGTTGGTGGACCCAACCGGAGTTTCGAGAACCTGAGAGTGGGTTGCCAGAGCTAGAACTGTCAAGAATGCGCCACAACACCCAGGGGATTCAAGCAGGGGACAATTTCTAGCGTTTCAACCTCTCCCGATCCCTCTCCTTCTGTGTATCCCCCGCATACTCTCCCCTCTCTTTCAAAAACTTCGCGTGGTTGGCTTCGGTGGTGCTATCAGCCAACTTCCAACCCTTCGCCGCAAGTAGTTGCTTGAGTTCGCTCTTGTAGTGAACCTTTCTACCGACATAGACATGTTCCATCACCATCCCCCCGACGATCTCATCTGAGATGATGTTATGGCTTCTGCGGGGCTCCAACGGGCAGATCAAATGCCCATGCTCCCCTTCATTGAGATCCTGATAGCAACGCTCACATAGCTCCACAGGGGGATCAACAATAAACCCGTTCTCGTCTACCACGATCTTGAAGTTCTCCTTCCCCTCCAGATACTCCTCAGGCTCCATCTTAAACGCTCCTCTCATCAAACTTCACATACCCTGTCACTGTCGCTGTCCCCGCTGCCGGGAACACCACACTATTCCGGATCGCCAGCCCCTCTCCCAACCCCAATCGGAGTGGATTATCGGGAAACTCAATCTTCTGGAACCCATAATCTGCTGGACCCACTGTGCTCCATCCGTAGATCGGAATTTTCTTAGTGTCGAAAGTCACCCCTACAACCGTCAACGCTGCTGTCGTAGAGACTCTCGTATCTCCTCCTTCTGGACCGCCTGTGAGACACGTCGGATCAGGAGCCCCGGTTGAACTCACATCAGAGATCAACGCCGCCGCACCACCCGCAAGATTCGCTGCGCTGAACCTTTCTATATAGAGTCCAAACTGCTGTGCCGCCGTAAACGCCACTACGCTATTCACCTTCAAGCCGATCTCTGAGATGTAGATAAACCTAGGTTTGGAGATGAGGCCCGCTGTTGGCAACACCTCAGCTTGGGTCGGTCCACAGCGAATCGCAAAAATCGGCGCGTCGGCTGCAAGGGTCGCGGCCAACACCCCACTCGTCAGGGACGCGATATACGATCCTGTTTGATATCCCGGTGCTGTTGCTAGTGCCATATTCTATTACCTCGCTCTAATACTCATCCGGATGGCATCCCCAATCGGATCCTCCGACTCACCCTTACCATCCCGCTCAGGAGCGGCTCCAGGCTTCACCACCATCACCGCGCTCTTCTTCCCGTTCATTTCTTGAATAAGCTCCTGACGAATCTTCTCCCGATCCAGGGTGTATTTTCCCTGCTGAGCGCTTGGGACCGTCATAATATACGCATCCTTCAGATCCCACTCCTCATGCTCCTTCATCGCCTTTTTGATCTGGCCCTCGTATTCCTTGAACCCAGGCCAGTTCGCGCGAGAGTTTTCGAGTGTCTGCTTCCCTTCACTCAGAGATCGGTTCCATGCATTGCGAGCTTCATACTCATCCTTGACAGGCTTGTAACCGTTCTCGACTTCTTTCAGACGCGCCTCAAATCGCTTCTCCGCCTCAGTGAGCGTCTGCTGACGGTCCCATTCTCTCAGTGCCTTCAGCCCGGCTTCATCGTAGTAAAATCCGCCCTCACCGTCAGGAGCGTTTGGTTTAGGGGCTTCTCCCCCAACCGGCTTGGGAGGTTCCTTTTGTTTGTAGTCAATCAGATTTGCAAACCGCTCATCCTGCAACAGATAATCCACAAACGCTTTCTGGTCAGTCTCCGCCAGCGACAACGCCTGAAGTGCTTGGTGGAGCTGAGGGTCTTTCGCCCACTCATACTTTTTCCACTCGGCCAGATCCTTCTCATACTTCTCCTTCGCGGTCTGGTATTCCTGCTCCTTGGTGGTCCACTGATTCCGATTCCGGGTCAACACCGCTTGGTGCCGATGCACCGCGATCTTGCCATTCGCCATCGTGGGATTTTTTGCAAGAATGTCCTTTTCGAGCGCGGCAAGTTCTGCTTCTTCGGCTTTTTCGTCATCGGTCTGGGCAGGAGGGGTCTGGGCTGCTGAAGAAGGTTCACTGTGCTCAAACCCTCCCTCTGCCGCAATGCTGCTGGTGATCGCATCACCGATCGGATCACTCCCCCCGCCGCCTCCTTCAAGGCCGACACTCTCCATCAACTCACTTTGAATCAAATCCTTCATTCATCACCTACGATGTGGGCTTGCTGCTATCGCGGCTCCCCTCAATGCTTGTCCCGCTCTTCACAAATCTCCTATCAAGCTCCTGCACTACCTCTGGAGTCCCAGGGTGCTCAGGGCTTGCCCCTGTCGGCTCCTGAGGTTCCCCACCAGGGAGAGGCTGCTCGCCCATTGGTTGCGGCAGTGCGCTTACACTTGCCAACAACTGCTGTGCAGCCGCGATGTCCTGAGCAGTAATCGGCGTTGGACCCTTCTGCATCACCGCGACCACCAGAGGATTCATCAAATCCTCTCCCTTGAAACTATAGCTAATCTTGGGTGGTTCTGGTTTCGGAGGCTCCTGCTTCGCCATCCCCTTGCTTGGGTCAAGGCCATGAAGCTCCAAAAGCTCCTGCACCAACCCAGTAGGATTAATGAGAGGGTCTTTCCTGAGCAACTTGTAGAGATTCAATGCCTCATTTCTCTTCTGGTTCACGTCAAGCCTCAACTGACTATCAGGTTTGGCCTCAAAAATATACTCCCCAGAGATCAATTCCTTGTTCCAGGGTTGCATCGCCTGCTCGCCCTGCGCCCCCACCACCCACACATAATCCTCCTTGTCGCAGAACATCTGCATCAGGCTCGCAACCCCCTCAACCACCTCCATGAAGAACCGCAACACCCAACTCCGCTCAAAATCCAACCTCACGTTGAGGCTCTGCTGCATCGCCCTCACTTCTTCCGCTGTGGTGTCTCCTGGAGTCGCAAGACTCTGCTGGCTATCCCCCATGCTCCAGCCCTTGTCCAAGTCCTGTTTGGCAATCTTGTCGAACTCAAAGTTCTGGTTGGGATACTGCGCCCTCGCCACCTCGCCAATCGCCTTGTCCCCCGGCCCATTGGTCGGGATCATATCCTGCCACTTGCCCTTCCTAAGCCGATCTCCAATCACCTGATCAATCACGTTCGTGTCAAACCACCTCAGGGGCAGTGAGTGCTGGCGCTGTCGCTGCATGTCCGTTCGTGCCCGGATCAACTCCTTGACCTGCGGACGGCCAATCTCCGAGTCAGAAGGCGGAATAGCCTGATCACTGATGTAGGTGATCGTCGCAACCTTGATGGGATAGGTGGTCATCCCGATCCACTTCCGTGTCTGCTCGTTATACTTTTGCCACTTGAACTCCTGGTCAAGCACCTTTTTCATCCCATCCACTCCCCCCTCCTCGACCAAGATCACCTGTTTGATCTTCCGAGGATCTTTTTCCTCGGAGTCGAAGTCATAGGGACGGTAGTAGGCAATGACAAACTTGACAAACGAATCTGTTGAGCGGCTCCGCTGTCCAAAATCATCCATTGACAGCAACCAATCACTCTCGTTGATTGCCACGCCTTTTGCTTGCGGCCCAACCCAATTCCGTCGCTTGGCTTCTGCGAGCGGCATATACCCTTCTCGTCCAAGCCAACTCGCCTTCTGCCAGTTGGACTGGGTAAACTCTACCGGCCAGAGGAAGTGTGCAGGGCTTACTCTGTTTGCGTAGAAACACTCATACACCGGGCGGGCTACTGTTTGCCCTTCCTGTCCTGGGGGCGGGGGAGGGAGAGGAGGTTGGAGTGGTCCTTCGGTGGTGAGTTGCTGCCCCGGCTGACCTGTTGGAGGGGAGGGGGGCACCGCTGACATCGGATCGTGAGGCGGTGCTTGAGGGGGCACTTCCATCGCGCCCATGCCTCCTCCAAGCTCACTCGCTCCAAGTCCAGCCTCTCCGAGAGACACGTCTTCAAAACTCGCGTCATACCCTACCTCGCAAATCGCAATCCCGCTCGCATTGATCACATCAGCCAAGCACTCATTCATCATGTGCTCAGGGTGGACCTTTTGAGTAAGCTCAAAATTCAGTGCCGCAGCGAACACTGCGGTTGCCCCGACAAACTCCGGCCTCCGCGCCTTTAGTTTCACCTCAGGGATCTGATAAAAAAGCTGGCTCTGTTTGTTCTTGGTTCTGCTCCAATCCTCTGGCACATTGACGGTATCGTCAGAAGGCGTCCCCCTAAAAGGCTTCCCTTTTCGATACGCCACATTGTCCTGCCACGTCCGCAGAATATCCCTCTTCACCGCTCTGGACGCTTCTACCCGTCCACGCCACGCTTCAGCACTCAGAGGATCTTGATCAGCCATTTTTATCTCAACACCCCTTCTGGATTATCCTGTCCCCCATAGACAATTTCTCTGAGTTCGGCTGGGAGGCTGTCTCTCTTGTTTGGTAGCCTTGAGGGTGCAGGCCAGTTACTCGCCCAATATCGAAGGGCATCAGCCGCGTGGTCTTCCACCCCACTCCCTTCCATGATATCCCTCGGGTTCTTGGGATCAACCTGCAAGCTAGGCAAGGTTCTAATTGCGTAGGGACAACCATAGTCCCAATCCCCCTGCTGGGGCGACAAAAACTGCATCCGTGGCCGCTCACCGAATCCGTCGTCATAAGTGCTCACCAACCATGTGTGCAACGCTACCCACCCATTCTCCCGGTCGTTATTCGCCGGATACATACTCAACCCCTTGGAAGCAAAATGGTGCGCGATACTCCTCCCCTCCCTCTCCGCCCACATCATGGGATCACCCACCGTTCGCCTAATCCTCATCCCCCGAGACATCTCGATAATCTTCCCCGCTACATCCTCAGGGATCATCTGCTTGAACACCACCTCCTTGAACACCAGGGCGGTCCCGTCTGGGAGGTGAGCAATCCACGCACAATACCCCGGCTCTGCCTCACTATAGCCCCAATCGATACACCGGGTGATTTCTATGAAAGGAACCTGAACAATCGGGATCATCTGGTCTTCATGGAGCATCCTGGGCATCTCGTTAATCACATGCCACACTCTCCCATCCTCTCTCTTTTCCTTGAACTCGCTGAAAAACTGCCCTTCGACCAACCACTCCCCATCCACATACGCTCTCCTCAACACATCTGAGCCAAGCATCTGGAGGCTCTGCTCATACTCCTCTTTGTCCATGTGAGGGTTATCCACAAGGTTCATCTTGATCGATCTCCACTCCTCCTTTTTGTATTTGGCGTTCTCGGAGCGGTCCACCGACTTGTCGATAAAATACCGCTTCACCCAACTCGCCCCCTCGCCAATCGGGTTTGTCGCGGCTCTGATAAACGCCTTCCGATCGTTCTTCTGCTTGCTCTTAGGGATTCGGGCGCTCTGCAAAATCCTCGAAAACATGTCATAGGGGAACGTCGTCAACTCGTCAAACCCGATCCAATCCCACTCCTGGGAGAGGTAGGAGAGCACATAACTATCGTCGGGGCACGCGCCGAACTTCAGCAGCGACCCATTGTTGTATTCCAGAAAGTGTTTGGTCTGGTTAAAGTCCCTGCTACAACCCAGCATCTTCCCCTCCTCCATCGCTTGGGCAAAATGGGAGTTCTCAAGCTGGGGGAAGGTGCGGCGGAGTAGGAGTGCCCTGTGCCCAGGGATCATCAGATTCCTGAGGTGCGCGTCCCACCTTAGAGTCGTTGACTTCGCACTCCCTCGGCCTCCCTCCCCAATCACATACCTCTCAGTGGAAGTGTGGAAGAGTGCCCCCTTGTCTGTGGGAATATAGAGCACCCAGGTTTCTTTGGTTTCACTGTTGGTTTTAGTGACAGCATTAGAGGGAATCCCTCCTTTGCATTGGGCCTCATAGGGGCCGTAGTGGATTTTGTCTGCCACTACCTACCCCGCCAGCCCGTGGATCGCTGCCCGGCCATTCGTCAGCAGCCAATAGACCAACGCCAACCCCACAATCGCCCGAATCACAAACTTGAACATCCCATCAGGGATCACATAAGTATCCAGCAGGGCATATGCCACAGCAAAGATAATCAACGTCAGCAGAATCTCCATCTTTAAACTCCTACCTTGGCTTCAGACACAATTGTGGCTGCTTCCTTCAACCCAACCAGCTTCCCTACCAACTTCTGAAGCTCCTCGATCCTCACATTCGCCGCTGCCAGATCCGCTTGCACCTTGGTCATGTTGGAATTGACCAGATAATGGATCTTGTTGGCTTTAATCGAGTTCACAATGCCAACAACAAAAGTAGCAAGAGCTACCAGGGTTGGGGGGAGCGCAGCCAAAATAATCGTCAAAGTCTGATCATTCATTACTTCCACCTCCAGTCCGCAAACACCAGCCCCGCTGTCACCAAACCAATCAAACGCCTCATTAGGCGGTCTACTATAGCCATATTTGGCACGAGAGTTGCTAGAGTGTGAAGGGACGGTGACGTTGGAGCCGAGATCGATTCGCCCTGAGCGGCCTAGGTCTCATGCGCTCCTGCCAAGAAACGTTGAGCGTGCCTAGATCAAGCTGGGCATCAACAGCACGATAGACGCTCGACCCCCCAGAGAGGGGCCATATTTTTGCTGAGCCACATTAGGGATGCGATTCAGAGGCGTGGTGAAACTCCACTTGCAGGAACGTCATGCGTTACCAAGACCACTCTGGGTTGGATCGGGGCTTGAAATAGCTCCCTCGGCTCCATTTTTGCGGGGGAGAGGCTGCCGGATAGCCACGAGGCTCATACCCTTGGGATAGCGGGTTCGATTCCCGCCCCCGCCATTTAGGGCATCTAGCATAACGGTCAGTGCGCGGGACTTTGGACCCCGCTTGTCCTCGTTCAAATCGAGGGGTGCTCGCCATTTCTTGGGGGCTTGTGGTTGGAACAGCAGACACGCCTCTCTCAAAAGGAGGTTCGCCTTTGTGCGAGTGGGGGTGCAACTCCCTCCAGGCCCATTTCTTGCTAGGCTCTTTGGTGTGGTCAACCGGCTTGATGACATCTATGCCCAGCTCAGCCTTACCAAGGTCTGGGAGGGGTGTTTGGAGGAGTGCAAGCCCTGTCGTAAGCCCATCCGTGGCTACTCCTCTGGCAACGGCCACATCACCGTCAACCCAATCCCCGACCTTCTCGACACCCTCATCCACGAGCTTCTCCATGAGAGGTATCCAGGGTGGAGTGAAAGGACGGTGAAAAGGGAAACTACCAAGCTCATCCGTTCACTCAGCGCCTCTGACATGGACGCGCTCCATCAGGAATACCTCAAATGCCGATCCAAGCTCAAGAAGAAGAAAACAGTGGTCTAGCAGACATGCTCGACAGCGACCCTGACCCGATCTGTTTGGTGCTCTGGTGGGAGTTCCTCCTGGCCGGGGTTATCGTGGCCGGGGGGATTATTTTGGCCGTGATAGGGGCAACTTGGTTGATGGGGCTGTTGTTGAGGCTGGCGTTCTAGCTCATCCATATTACAATTGCCGGGGTAGGTGCAGAGATGGGGCCAGCTACCGGGCGGCGTGTAAAATTTACACACCCCATTCCGGGTTTGTTCCCGCTGATCGAGCACTTTTTACATCCCCGGCTCGCCCCTCGCATTGTTTACATGTCTGGCCCGCGCTGGCCTATGTAGCTTTGACACTCACCCCTTGCGCTGTCTCTGTCCCACTCACTCTAACCCCAACATTCACAGTAAGTTGCCCCTTGTCGCTGCCACTAGGGACGATGGGGGTAACCGCGCGAGAATGGATGAGTGCC